TTATCAAGTTGTAAGGTAAAAAGTTCAATTATTGCTGACGGATTTGTATTCTGAAGATTGCTAACAATAGCAGAACTACTCATGGTTCAAACACCTCTCTAAATGTTGCTTGAATTGTTGCTCTATTGTTATATGGTATAGATTTATTCCAAGCCTCGCAAACATATTGACCAGCACCCGATAAAGTAATCGAAACATTACCACTATTGGTAGCACTGGCAGCAGCAGTGACAGTAAAGACATTTGAATCAGTGACCGATGCGACAAGAAAAGTTCCGTCAGTTGCCGATCCAGATGTGTAGTCAATAGTAAGTTCATCTCCTACGGCTACACCATGACTTGAAATCGTAATCGTTACTGTAGTGCCTGATTGAGAGTAAGTTCCTGTTTTTGTAAAACCTTCTCCTGGTGGGGTAAAAGTAAAGCTGGCACTATCATTGGCACGACTATCAAGGAAGCCTTCTATAGTATCTGCTTCTGTTTCTGATACGTTAAAAGTAAAATTATATATTTTTGGGTTTTGATGAGCAGCAAGTCCAAATAATATTCTATGTTCATAGCCATCAGCAAAACGAACTGTTCTAGTATTTGGTGCGGATCTTTTTTGCTGTCCGTATGTTGGTGTGATTGATGGGAAAGTAGCCATTACGCAAGTAAACCTCCAGGTCTTTTCTGTTTTATTAATTCTGTCTCTATAGCTGTTGATAATGCAATACCTAATGCTCTACCTTCATCTTCATCTCCTTCTACATTAGAACCAGAGGCATCTACGTTAACAACAATATTAGTTGAGCCACCACCAAGAGCTTCATTTGGTGTAATACTGCCACCTACTCCTGGTGTAAATAATTCTGGCCCTCGTTCTCCAACTATATATGGCCTACCACCCGTAACCCTTCCTCCATCTGCCATTCCACTAATAGATGGCATCTGGATATTAAACATATTCTGAAACAAGCCTAAGAAAGATTTTTGAATACCAGCAGCCAATACTTGTGCAGCAAGATCTAAGAAGTAATCACCAATTCTATTCAACATATTTCTAAAGGCATCGGTAACTGTCATTGTTCCTTTAACAATTCCTTTGAAAGATTCTGCAAAACTTGTTTTTATCTCTTTACTTAAATCAAGAACTACTCTTTGAGCTTTTGATAATTTCTTTAATTCTTCTTCTGGTGCTTTAAACTCTTCTAAAAACATTAAATTCTCTACATTTGCACTGAGAGCATCAACTAATTGTTTTGCTTTTTCTGTGCTTAAATCAAACTCAGGAGGTAATTTGCTTAAAGCTTCTTTCAATAAATCTGTATCTTGAATCATTGGTATTAAAATTGCATCTATTTCTTTTAACCTCTGTGCTAAAGGCTTACTTGTATCGTTTAAAATTGCTTGAATCTCAGCATTTTCTTTTGCAAACTGAGTTATAACACTCTGAAATTCGCTACTAAACATAGTTATATCTGCAAAAGGATTAACACCATCAAATCTTAAAAATCCTGCAACTTGTTCTAATCTTCGTACTCGTTTTAAATCTTCCTCAAATCTATCTGAAAATACATCTGCTTGTTTTGCTGCCAACAAAGAATTAACTATAAAATCATTTGCAGCTTCAGATCCCTCTTCACTTAATATTTTATATGCCTCAAACTCCTGTCCTAATGTTAAGTTTTCACTTATTTGTTGGATTCTTGTAAGAGTACTTGAAAAATCATTTAAACCAACAGTTGCATCAAATAAGTCTCTACTTCCAAATAGTCTTGCTAAATTCAACCCACCTACATCTGCAAATTTACTAAATTGTGCTACTAAAGCAGTGGCTTCTTCTTTTGTAATATCTAAATCTCGTCCTAATTGTTTTATTTCTTTCCTTGAAATTTGAGTCACGGCTCCTGCGTTTTTAAGATCCTCATTTAGAGTTCTTACCGCTTTTCTAAATTGCCTTACTTTCTCAATCTCAGCAGCAATAGCAGTAGCAAAGATAGAAGCAGCAAAACCCCCCCCTGGTGCGAGTGCTCCTCCAATACCACCAGCTAAACCGCCAAGAATAGAACTTAGACCACCAGCTCCAAATAAAGCAGGAAAACCTCCACCAATCAATGCACTACCAACACCACCTTTCAGCCTGCCCATCGCACCACCTTGCATTGCAAAGGGTCCGCTAGGTGACGCTCTTCTACCAAAACCCATTCTTTCTGCACGAGTTAAAGGAGTAGCGGGTCCTATCTGTCCACCTCTAACACCAAAAGGCAAATCTTTAAATACTGCTGCTGTAGCTTGTTGAGATAATATTTGTGATGATTTTTTAGTTGATACAGCTATTTTTTTTGTATCTTTTCCAATATTAGTTATTTTGTCGGCAGCTTTACTAAAAGCTAAAAACCCTCCTTGTCTATTATCTATCAACTGAGCAGGACCAATTTTACCCCCAACTTGTCCAAAAGTAATATCAGCAGGTCGACTTGGATTTACATTACCAAATTTTCTTGTTCTTAATTGTCTTATATTTTCTTGTATCTGTAACTTTCTTTGTTCTCTAACGATAAAATTAGGATCTGCTTGTATTCTTAACTTATTTAATAATTTTTCTTTTTCAATTAATTGTTTATTGTGTTCTTTTTCTACATTCACTAATGCCTTTGCTGATCTTCTAAAACTAGCTGTTCCTAATGCTGCTTTATCTAAATTAGATCTAGCTCTTGAAAGTACTTTATTAAGTTTATTAAAAGTTACAACAGCTATTCCATTTGCTTCTTTTGCTGCTTTATTAAATCTTATTTGATTTTCTGTTGCTAATTTTAACTCCTTTCGAAGTTGCATTAACTTATTAGAATTTTTAAGAGCAATAGCAATATCTACGTTATAATTAGCCACTTGCTATAAAAATTAAAACATTTTCTCTATATTACCTTCTTTTGCCTCTTAAAGCATTAGTTTTTTGTGCTTGTTCTTGTTGTTTTTTATATTCTTCATGTTCAATTTCATTATATGCAACCCAACCTATCATCTCTTCAATAGTTAAAGTTTCACATAACTCAGCTACAGTTTTATGTAACTGTTTTGCTAACCCATATATAAAGTGCCAATCTTTATTAGCTTTTTAAATCGGCTTTAGCCTCTTTAACCTCCTTATCAGCACCAATAGTTATCATTGAAATCTGTATCTCTTCAAGAATTGATGCTGAAATCTCTCTTCTTAATGAA